CGTCTCTACGTCCACCTCGCGCATCAGGATGCAGGTCAAGGCGGGGCTCGCGGCCGGCCAGGATCGCAACGCGCGCTACATGAAGGGCGGGGAGAAAGAGACCGGCGAGCTCCAAGCGCTCCTCGCAATCATCGTCGGCGACGATACGGTCGACAGCCGGCTCCGCGCCGGCCGGTAGCCATGCCCTCCGTCTCCGGCGCACAGCATGGTCTCGCGGGCGCTTCCTCAACGCCAGAAGGGCGTCGCCGGTTGCGCGCGAAAGGGATCAAGCCGATGCCGGAGACCGTGGCCAAGGGGTTTCTCCACGCCGACAAGGGCAAGCACTTCAAGAAGCGATACGTAGCGAAGAGGTAACGCCATGGCGAAGAAACACTGGATGAAGAAGGCTTTCGCGAATGCTCACGGCCAGTTCAAGAAGGCTGCGGCAGCACATGGCAAGAGTACTTCGGAGTATGCTCACGAGAAGGAACACGCGAAGGGCACAGTCGGCAAGCGCGCAAGACTGGCTTTGGTTGGAATGCGCGCCCGCAAAAAGTAGGAGCCGTACCATGTTCAAACTCGGATATGTCATCGCGGCGATGCTTCTGACGATCGCTCTCGCTTCCTGTTCGCCACCGCCTCCTGATCTCGAGCGCATGTATGCGGAGACGGTGCTTGTATCCGATGACAGCGGCCACGGCAGCGGGGTTCTCGTTTCGCCTGCGCTGATCCTCACGGCCGGTCATGTGGCGAAGGAGAACAAGACCTTCACGGTTACTTTCGCTGACGGCAAGACCGCGATCGGGCACCCCGTTTGGGTTGGAGCTCCTGGTTATGACATGGCGATGCTCAAGTTGGAGCAATCGGTCGATGAACCGGTCGCTCCTGTATCCCACCAGTTGCCGGCCCTTGGCGAGGAAGTCTACGCTGTCGGCAACCCGCAGAAATTCACGCAATCGATGACTTTCGGACGTATCAGTTTCGTCAAGCCTGTGGTTCCCGGAGACGAGGATAGCGAGCATTTTCTTGGCGCGGACATGACCTTAGCCGCAGGGATGTCAGGTGGCCCCGTATTCAATGCTCGCGGTGAAGTCGTTGGCCTGAGCATCGCAATTCTGCTTCAGAAATGGGGGATGGTGGGAGAGCAATCTTTGCCCCTTCATCTCGGCCTTATCATGCCAACGGCGACCATCTTCGATACGATGCTACCACAATAGTCGGAGGAGGGGCTTGACAGGGGAGGCGCGCTCTGATACAATACTGAGAATGCGCCTCCCCACAACCCGCTGGTCCGTTGGGCGGGGAGACGGCATCCGGCCCCCGTGAGGATAAGGCCACGAGAGTGATCGTGTCCCAACCCTTACGCGAGAGGCAGAAATGTCCGAAAATCTCTTTCAGTTATTTACCACGCAGTTCTCCACGAACCTGGAGCTCAAGCTTCAGCAGCGTGGGTCCAAGCTGCGCGGGCGAGTGGACGAAGGCTTCCATGTCGGTAAGCAGGCGTCCCCCATCAACCAGATTGGCGCGATCACGCTGCGGGCTCCGGCCGGCCGCTTCGCGCCCAAGCAGCGTACCGATGCGTCGTTCACTCGCCGGTGGGTCTTCCCGCAGGACGGTGAAATCGACCAGTTGATCGATAGCTTCGACGAGCTCCGCACGATCGTGGACCCCAAGTCGAAGTACGTCGAGAACGCTTCCAACGCGGTCGGCCGCGGCTGGGATGACGCGATCATCGCAGCGGCGTTCGGCACTTCGCAGATCGGCGCGGACGCGGGTGGTCTCTCCGGCGAGGTGTTCAGCCCCTCCGGCCCGGCGACCAACTCGTTCCTCATCGTCGACACCTTGGGCTCGAGCTCGTCTGACGGCCTCACGGTCGGCAAGATGATCGAGGCGCGGCGCATCCTTCAGCACTTCCACAACGATCTCGACATGGAGCGTCCGATCGCGGTGATTGGCTCGAAGCAGGAAGCCGATCTGCTCACTCAGGTCGAGGTGGTCTCGACCGAGTACAACGATCGCCCGGTCCTCGTCGAGGGTCGCGTGAAGCAGTTCCTCGGGTTCGACATCGTGGTCAGCGAGCGTCTGGCGACGGATGGCTCCCTGCGCAACTGCATCTTCTACGTGAAGTCGGGTCTCTACCTCGGCATGTGGCGGGACATGACCAACCGGGTCAGCATCCGCAACGATCTGTCGTCGGAGCCGTATCAGTTGTTCACCGCCGTCACCTACGGGGCTACACGCACGCAGCCCGGCAAGGTGCTTCAGGTGAACTGCGCCGATACGACCGGCGCCGACATCGTGCCCGTGTAACCCCGATAGCGTAGCAGGAGAACCAACATGACGCAGACTTCCCACCTCTCGTCGGGGCCGATCACGAACCTCGACGGCACCAATGGTGTCATCACCGCGAATGTTTCCGGTGAGGGCGCCGCGGGCGATCTCAAGGAGATCAACTCGGGCTCGCTGGCTACGGTCTCGGCCGATGCGGCGCTCTCGACGTACCGCCTGGTGCGAGTTCCCACTAATGCCAAGCTGAAGAGCCTCATCTTCGAGGCCGCTGCCATGACGGGCGGAACGTTCCAGCTTGGCCTCTACTACAGCGACAGCGTGTACGACGGAACCCTGGCCGCAAACCAGGGCAAAGTCGTGGCCGATCAATCGTCCGTCTCCCAGGTCAACCTCTTCTCCGGCGATATCAGTTGCGCGTCGGCGGTGACGAAGACCGAAGAGCTCGGCGTCACCGGGACGTTCCTCTGGACGTTCGCGATGGAGAACCAGCCGCTCTGGAAGGCCGCGAACCTCGTGTCCGATCCGGGTGGCTACTTCGACATCGTGGCGACCTGTCACACGACCGCCGTGACGACCGGCGCCGCGATGAAGCTGTCCGCGCGCTACGTCGACGGCGCGTAACCCGAACCCTGCGGGGTGAGCGGGCCTGATCTCGGGCCAGCCCTCCCCTCCGTGAGACTTGCCTCTCACCCCGCAGCGGCTTTCTTCAAGGAGGCTTCAACATGGCGCGTGTCGTAATTACGGTTTCTCTTGGAACCAAAAATTCGGATGGGTCCTATTCACCCATCAGCAAGCACATTGATCCGGCTGCCAGCGCGACCGGAGACGTGTTTCTTAGCTACGACAACTCCGTTATCACGACGCACAGCCAACTCAGTCAGGCTCTCGTGTCGCTCATCAAGGCTGCCGGTGGCAACACCGCGCTGACGAAGTAGGAGGGACCATGGCTCGTCTCGCAGTCAGCGCGAACGTCAAGGCGACGGGCTCTGGCACGACCCTCGCGTATGAGCCGGATGGCACCGCGGCAGCGCGTGCTTCGGTGGACCCCGCGCAGACCGTCACCGATCTGGCAACGACCGTCACCGATCTCGATCTCGTCGCGACGACCGCGAGCACAGGTCTCGTCGCATTGCTCAACACCGCAGGCGGTGGCCCGCTGACGTACAGCACAGCCACACACCAGTATTCGGGCAATGCCGGCACGTCGAGCACGATCAGCCAGTCGAATGGCAACGCGCTCATCACGCTCATCAACACAATGGCGACTGCCCTTCTCGCCGCGCAGGCTGATGCCGTGGCAGCGAAAGGCAACGGTCCCTTCGATGTCGTGGTTGACGTGAACCTGGCCAACGTGACTTCGCTGAGCCGCTTGCGGCAATTGGTGAACGCGCTTCTCGTCAAATTCCAGGGGATCATCGCGGCATGACCGCTCAGCCGGTAATCATCGGCGTCAACTTCGGCCCGCCCACGACGACTTCCCAGCTTCCGGTTACGACGCAGGATGGTGGCCAATTCCTCGTGACAGCGCTCGCCGACCTGGCGACGCTCGCCACAGCGATCTCTACGGCGTTGACGGACGTGACCACCGCGGACACCGACATGGAGGCGCTGGTTACGAACCTCGCGACGGTGGTGACGGATGCCAACACGTCGAGCACAGACGCGACGGCCTCCGACAACGACACCGCGACTTCGCTCGCCGACTTCGACCTGGTGGCGACGACCGCGACCAATGGCATCGTCGCGCTGCTCAACACGTCGGGTGGTGGCCCGCTCACCTACAACTCGGGCACGCACCAATACTCGGGCGCCTGCGGCACCTCTTCGACGATCTCTCAGGCCAACGGCAACGCGCTCATCACGCTGCTCAACACGCTCGGCAGCGCGATCGTGGCGGCGAAGGCGGCGACCGCGGCCGGTAAGACAGCAGCGGCGACGTGCGCGACGGATGCGACGACCGCGCAGACCAACGGCAACACGACCGAGGCCGCGATCGATGTGGCTCTCGCCGACGTGACCGCGCTGAGCACCTCGACGGTCAGCACCGACATCACCAACGGTCAGGCAATCCTCACAAGCAACCTGATCGTGCGCACGGACAAGTCCGTGTGCGCAACGCAGAGCGTGCTGAATGCCGGCCTGGTGGCCGCGCTCGCGCTCGTCAACACCAACACCATCCTGCCCCCGTAAAGGAGAATACCTATGGCCGACCATTTCTACGGAGTGAACCGGGGGTCGATCACCAACTCCCCCAAGTCCAACATCACGATCGGCACCTTGACCGGCTCGACCGACATTGAGGTTCGCGTGGCCGATGGCCAGCACCTCACGCGCGCCGACATCTACAAGGCGCTCGAGGTGATCCGCGACCGCATCGTCGCCGATCCGACCATCTTCACGACCGTCGTGGGCGACGCCTCGTAATCTGAGCCGCGCGATAGGAGGATAGCATGACGCTTTCCGAGACGATCGGCTCCGGCTACTACGCGGCCTCGGGCCTTCAGACCAACGTGGGCTCTGCGTTCACGTTGCTTCCCGGCGAGTACGACGTGTCGCTGTATGCGGCGACGACGGACTGGGGGAGCACCGGCATCGCGGAGCTCCAACTGCTTCAGTCGGACGGCACAGCTATCGGTCTCGGGGCTTCCGTGAAAAGCGGCCTCGTGAAAGCAACGACGGCGGTGAACACGCGCGGCGTCGTCGAGTTGGCCGGTGGCCAATACAAGATCGCCGTGACTGCGCCAGCCGCCAACGTCAAAGCGACTGTCTCCCGCATCGTCAATAAGTAAGCGGGCGGCACAGGAGCCGCCATGACGCAGGAGTTCTCCACTGCGATCGACATTGCGAACCGCGCCTGCCAGCACATGGGCGCGCGGCGCATTGTCGCGTTCACGGATGACAGCGTACAGGCTGTCGAGATCGGCGGCTGCTACGATCAACTTCGCCGCGCGGAGCTCGAGCGCAACGTTTGGGTTTTCGCGACGAGAAGGGTAATTCTTCGCCCTCTCGACACGAACACGATGCTCTTGACGCCGGAGCAATGGAGCTCCACGAAGAACTACTTCAACGGCGCGATCGTCGATGACGGGACGGGCACCTATTGGACGAACGTGCTGTCGAGCAACCTCAACAATCAGCCCGGCGTGTCGAACACGTGGAAGGCGTATTTCGGCTCGCTCGCGGTTCACGCCTTCGACCCGACGACCAACTACTTCACCGGCGAGCTCGTCTATCAGACGGACGGCGCCGGCAACTTCTATGTGTACGTCGCCAGGGTGAGCATAACGCAGAACCCGACCGGCGCGACGCAGACCGTCGTGCAGACGGTTGCGGGTGTCACCACGATCACGACGGTCCAGCAATCCGGTCCCGGCTCCGACGCGCCGAACCAAGGATCGCAGTGGAGCGCGACGCAGCAGTATCAGAAGAATGCGATCGTTCAGCAGAACGGCTTCTGGTACATGAGCCTCATCGACGGCAACCTCAACAACTCGCCGGGCACGGGCGTCGACGGCAATAGCACGTTCGCGCTCTGGAATGCGAACACGGCCTACAGCGCGAACGCGATCGTGGCCTCATACGTTGATGGCAAAATCTATCGCGCCTTCGTCGGGAGCACGGGCGTCGAGCCCTCTAGCGACCTCACGGGCGCCACCTGGCGTCAGACGGGCCAACTGAACCCGTGGACGAGCGCATTCTCGGCCGGTCTCGGCTCGAACGACTGGCTGCGCCTCGCCGCGACGCTCGGCGACCTGAACGTCAACTATCCGATCGGCACCGGCCCGGTCTCGCAGAGCGACACGCGCAACGCCTTCGCGCTGCCCTACGGCTACGTGCGGCGCGCGCCCAGCGATCCGAAGGCCGGCTCTTCCCAGTTTCTCGGTGCGCCCAGTGGGCTCAGCTACACCGATCATGTCTTGGAAGGAGGTTACATTGTGTCGCGCGATGCGGGGCCGATCATGCTCCGCTTCGTCGCGAACATCCGCAACGTGGTTGACATGGACCCGATGTTCTGCGAAGCCCTCGGTTGCCGCATCGGCATGGAGACGTGCGAGCGCGTGACGAGCTCGACCGCGAAGATTAGCGTGATCAGCGCGGAGTACAAGAAGTTCCTTGGGGAGGCCATCATCATCAACGGCATCGAGACGGAGGCTGTCGAAGCGGCAGTCGATGACTACCTGACGTGTAGGTTGTAGTCGTGGCCGACAGCAACTTCATTCAATCCTCGTTCCTGGGCGGCGAGTGGTCGCCGTATTTCCAGGGTCGCTTCGATCATCCGAAGTACCGCACGGCGATGAAGCTGTGCCGCAACGCGCTCCCCATCGAGGAGGGCGCCGCGGTGCGCCGCGGTGGCACGAACTTCATGGCGCCGACGCGCAATGGCGCA